TCTCCCCCCCCCTCCCAGCCCTCCCCCCACGCCCGTCCGCGGGGGGGCTCTATCTAGGGGTAAAGGAAACGAGACGCGACAAATAGCGACAAACGCGACAAATAGCGACAATTTATTCAAATTAGGGCAGCGCGATAATGACCTTTTCCATATTGCAAATTGTTTGACAAAAGGAAGATGCGAGATTGAGTATATAAATAAGGTATTGGAAATACTTGCAAAAAATTGTGAACCACCATTTGAAATTTCTGAAATTAAGTCTAAAATTCAATCGGCCTTAAATCGTGAGAAGTCGCGTGAACACAATCTTGCCTTTGAAGTTAGAGAATGGGTAAACGCGACAAATGGCGACTTTTGCGCGACAAACTTCGACAAAGAGCGACAAATAGCGACAAAAACCGAAAAAGCTACAGTTAGAAAGATTTTGGAACGCCTTTCAAAAGAAAACCCACCTGTTATTGAGAAGGCTGGAACCAAAAACGGATGGTGGAGATTAATAGACCAGGAATGTAAGCCGGAGGACTGGGTAAACTCTGACTGTAGTTATATGGATTTATGGTTGCCATTAGGTCTCGGTGAGATTTGCGGTGTGCAGCCGGGAAACATTCTGATTTTTGCTGGCGCTAAAGACTCAGGCAAGACGGCATTCTTAATGAATATCGCCAAGGAAAACAGGCACCGCTATCAAGTTCACTATTTCAACTCTGAAATGGGCAAGCAGGAATTTAAGCTTCGGGCGTCGCTTTTTGAGGATATTTCGATAAACGAATGGAATAATTTTAATCTTTATAGCAGATCTTCCAATTTTCAAGATGTATTGAAGAAAGGAGAAGGAAACCTAAATATTATTGATTACTTGGAAGCCCCTGAAGAAGCTTACAGAATAGGCCCGATGATTAAACGAATACACGACAGGCTTGAAGGATCTATTTGTGTGATCGGCTTGCAGAAAAAGATAGGCCAGGACTTAGGACGAGGTGCAGAGTTTTCAATGGAAAAAGCACGGCTTTATGTTTCATTGGACTATCAAAAGGCCAAGATAATTTCATGCAAGAATTTCAAGGAAAATGAAATAATTAAAGGAAATCCAAGAGGATATAGCACCAAATATAAGCTTGTAAACGGTTGCAAGATAATAAAATCAATCCAGGGATGGACAATCCTAATAGAAAACAAGGAGACCTAATAATGAGCGAGTTCGAGATTTCTTTCAAGCTTGATGGTAACGAGTACGGAGATTGTGTAATTTTGCAAAAATATGGAGATAACTACTCAATTATTTCAGGATACACCAATAAAGAGACTAACATCCCAGGAATGAGATGGTGTTATCCGCAAGGGAAGGACAAGGACGATCCTAAAAAGAACGCACCGCGTGATAAGGCTATCCCGTGGAAGATCAACCTTGGAAACCTGAAATCGGCGCGGTCTATTTTGCAACAGGCCCTTGACGCTCTGCCAAGTGCGCCGGACAAGCTACAAGACGGTATCCCAGCTCTTAAAGACGATCCAGACATTCCCTTTTAAGGCGCGATATGAAACCCGGAGACAAGGTGAAGATTACAAAGGGACCATACAAGGACTGCAAGGCTCTTCTAAAACGCAAGGACGTTGCCAACGATGCGTGGTATTGCTGGATTGATGGAGAACTGTGCCTGATTTACGAAAGCGAGGTGAAAGGTGGGTAAGCGCCTGCCTTATACCCCGGCAAGCAAGATCCTAAACGCAATCCGGTTGTTATTCTTGCGCTCCAGGGAGCATCAGGCCGTGTTGAAGCGTGATAACTATTCCTGTGTTAAATGCGGGGTTAAGAGGTCAAAGGCAAAGGGTAAAGAGCAAAGTGTGGAGGTACATCACAAAAAGGCTGAGTTTAACAAGAGATTCAAGGAATTGGAAAGACTTATACGCGAGTTGATATTGGTGCATCCTGATGAGATGGAGACTTTATGTCCTAAATGCCACGATAAGGAACACGAAAATGGTATTAAGTAACGATGAATTTAAGCGTATGATAAACAAGCGCAACATAAGACTTGGGATTCAGGCCAAGACAAGGGAGGATAAGACAAATGACGGAACCAGAGGAAAAACAGGCACCGGCCGGCGGGATGGCGAAGCTGATCAGCGAAACGATGCTGGAGAAAGAGCTGGCATCGGCGTTAGGGGTGAAGCTTTCAACCGTGAAACGCTTGCGATCTCAAGGCGAGATCCCGTATATCCAAGTGGGGGGAGCCGGGAGAGTGATTTACCTGGTGGAGTCGATAATGGAGTGGCTAAAGCGAAAAGAGGTCCGCGAGTACGAGCGGCAGTAGCCAAGAAGACCCTTTCGACGGCATGAAAGTGGCCTTAGAGTGGCACTAAACCTATGCTGGAACGCACTAAAAAATAGGCACATGTCGTAGCATGGGCTGAAAGACTTTGAGGCCGAAATGAGCACCGAGGGCAAGGCCAAGGCTTACTACAACGAAATCGACCCGTTTTGTGCCTCCTGGCTGCGGGAATTAATAAAAGCCGGCCTTATCGCCGATGGAGATGTCGATGAGCGATCAATCGAGGATGTCAAGCCAAACGAATTGCGAGGATTTAGGCAGCATCACTTTTTCGCAGGCTGTGGAGGATGGCCTATCGCACTACGGCTGGCTGGTTGGCCCGACGAAGAACCGATCATTACAGGAAGCTGCCCTTGTGAGCCATTCAGTTGCGCCGGAAAAGGCATTGGCATTGAAGATAAGAGGCACCTTTGGCCCGCTTTTCGATGGATCATCTCTCAAATTAGGCCAAGTCGCATCGCCGGGGAACAGGTTGCAGTTGGTGCAATGGAGTGGATGTCGGGAGTACAAGTTGATCTGGAGGCGCTTAATTACGAAGTGGAGACATATGATATTCCGGCTTATAGCGTCGGAGCGTGGCATCAAAGACGACGGTTTTTCTGGGTGGCCTACACTGACAGCACAAGATGGCCGAGGCAGAGACAGGCACAATCAGAAAAATGGCGGGATTATTTTATCTCTGCTTGGAAAAGCACGGAAGCACCCTACACTGACAGCAAGGGATGGGAGAACTTTAAAAGGGGCAAGGGACCGTCCGAATCGAACTGGCGGGAAAAGCCTGTGTCAAGAAATGTTGGATGCAGGCTTCACCAATGGGAAGTTGAACCCGATTTGGTGTGCGTGGTACATGGGGTTTCCTCCAATTCACGCGCAGTTAGCGCCTACGGACGCGCAATCGTTCCGCAAGTCGCAGCGGAGGTTATAAAAGCTTTTATGGATATACAATGACACCATATCCCAAGGCCCATTTTCTGACCGTGGAGAGCATCCGCAAGCATTACGAGTGCTATCCAACAGCCGAGGTGCGCGAAGACCTGGCAATCCATACTGCGATATTGGCGGTTAAGGTGTCCGAGTGGGCGCTCGAGGAGAGGGTGAAAAATGGGACTACCTAAACCGTATTACGAAACGGATCTTGGAAAACTGTATCATTCCGATTGTTTAGAGATACTCCCACATCTGGAGCCTGTGGACTTGGTGCTGACGGACCCGCCGTATGGTGTAAAAATGGATAAGGGCTTTGAGGGCTTTGGGGGCTTTGGACCTCCTATTGCAAGGCGCCAATATGCTGATAATTGGGATTGCTCAAGACCTGATAAAAAAGTTTTTGATTTAATTCTTTCAATTTCAAAATCTGCCTTGATTTTTGGCGGTAATTTTTTTGCAGATATTCTTCCACAATCAAAACACTGGATAGTATGGGATAAAAAGAACACAATGCCAACCTTTGGCGATTGTGAACTAATCTATACAAATATAGATAGAAAGTCTGTAAAAAAATATACGTGTGAATACAATGGACTTTTAGGCAAAGAGGGTGAACGTGTCCACCCAACACAGAAACCAATCAAACTTTTTATATCATTAATTGAAGACTATCAAGGCAATGTTGTTCTTGATCCTTTCCTTGGTTCTGGAACCACAGCCGTAGCCTGTGAACGCCTAAAGCGCCGATGGATAGGAATTGAAATAGAAGAAAAATATTGTGAAATCGCAGCTAAGCGCATTGAGGCCGAGCGGAAGCAGCTCAAACTATTTTAGTTGGGCGGAATTTTTTTGCCCCAAAATAATGCAACGAAATGGAGGGGTTATGCGTGAGATAAAGTTTAGGTGTTGGCACAAAAACGGTAAGCATCTTGGTAAAATGAAATTCGAACCCGCAATGATATATGACGAAAAGCCCGGAGATTGCCTACAATGGAAGAACCAAGGCCAAGAAATTATTGAAATCATGCAATTCACCGGCCTTCACGACCGCAACGGAAAACCGATCTACGATGGGGATATTTGCAGATTTGACGTTACAGAACTACCAGGAATTGATTGTTTAGTGTGTGATATAATTGGTGAAGCCATGTTTGATGAGCAGGACGCCGGATATTTTTTTTCAACCAAAACCCAATATCCGTATGTTAAGCCGTGGTGTGCAAGAAATATCGAAATCATCGGCAACCGCTTTAAAAACCCCGAACTGATGGAGGAATGATGAATTACGACCCGCACGTTAGAAAGCTGGCAGATGGCAAAACGGAAATCACAACGCGCATGATCTCCGAGGCGGAAAAAACGCATCGGAATATGACAACGGTAAATTATCCAGAACACTACTATAGCGCCTTGATGTTAGGGGCGGCAAATATGAGTTATGAAGAACGCGAACGGCATTGGCAAACAACTATGATGCAGGCGCCACAAGCCAATCCATACTTGAATTGTGGGTTTAATCACATGGAGGCGCTTTTTAATTTTTCAAACATATTTGGTTCAAAATGCCCATACTGCGGGAGGTAACATGCCAAGCGGGACCGTCTATACAGGCATTAGAGGCAAAAAGACCATTTGCAAATGCCCTAAATGCGGTAAACTCCATGAGCTTTTTATGGATTGGCGCGGAAGAGGCAGGATACCAAAGAAGTTTTGCTATGATTGCAAATACATGGTGGACGAATACAGCGGTAGCATCGAGGATTGTTTCGGGTTTCGGGCAAGGGCTATCTCAGGCCGACGCTAAACAGTTGCGCCCGGGCCCGAGGCGCCAATATCGGGCCATTCTCACCTCCACCGGTAGAAGCCCCAGCGCCGGTTAAAGTAACCCGAAAGGGCCAATGTCGGGGGCAGTTTAAACACCAGGAGGAAAGATGAAAAAATATTATGTGTTAATCACAATGTTTACATTATTTGTGGTACAAACAACAACAGCAAGCGATGATTGGTCTAACGAAGACTATTACCGCCACGCTGCGGTCACCACACTTAAGGCAATAGACTTCTTGCAAACTATGAAAATTGCAAGAGATCCACAAAATTACCACGAAAAGAACCCGATTCTTGGTAGGCACCCATCCGAAACTGATGTTGAACTTTATTTCATAGGCACATACGCAGCCCAAACCGCGTTAGTCTATTTCCTGCCTTCAGACTATAGAACCTGGGCACAATATTTATTTATAGGATTGTCAGGGGCTTGTGTCATTAATAACTTCAGCATAGGATTAGGATTTGGGTTCTGAAAGGAGGTGATTAAAAATGGTAGCTCGATCTATGTTCCGTTTGGTGGTTCTCATTCTGGCGGCGCTCTCATCGGGCCAAATTCAGGCATAACGCCGGGGGTAGACTGAAGCGCATCCGGCAGAAAACACGCTGAAAAAAAAGAGAGGTGCAATATGACAAATGAAGAAATATTCCGTGATGTTATCAAAGACTTAAAAGAAATTATCAAATATCAAAAAGAAGTTATTTTAGAATATCGGGAATCTTTGTTTTGTTCGTGCAAATTCCCAGACCGCGGGGTAACAGTAGATCAACGGTGCACCTACTGCGGTAAAAAAATTAAAGGTCTATAACATGAAAACAACATTTAATTTCAAAAAAGACCACATGACTGGAAGGGTTATTCTAGAGGTTATAGGTCGGCTTACATTGGCAAGCGGAAATCAGGCCCGCATCATACTGACACCTGATGGAATTAAGCTTTTTATGGATAAATCATCAAAAGAAAACGGCGATATTGTTTTTTCTAAATATGATAACACTATTGCATTGTCGTTAAAAGACTTAGCTTGACAACCTGTATTATTTTTGATACAGTCATTCCCAAGCGTGATCCTCCTATAGATCGCGCCTATACCTCTCAACCCTGGGACCGGGAGCGCAGTTACCCTTCGGCTGCGCTCCCAATCTCTATTGAAAAGAGAGACACCACTTGCCTCTGACCCGCAAGCAACAAAGATTCATCGAAGAATACCTAAAAGACTCAAACGGCACTCAGGCAGCAATCAGAGCAGGTTACTCAAAAAAAACTGCTAACGAACAAGCAGCCCGACTGTTAGCCAAAGTTAGCGTTAAGGAAACACTTGAAAAAAAGATTAAAAAACAAGCAGATAGGTCAGAAGTAACAGTCCAAAGAGTAGTTGATGGGTTAATAGAAATCGCAGAAATGGGCGAACAGGAAGGAGCAAGGGTTAACGCTTTTGCTTTCCTTGGCAAGTGGCTCGGAATGCACAAGGACAAGGGCGACAGCCAAACAACAATCGTCCTCAACGCCCCGCAAATAGCAAAGGAAAAACCAGGTGGGAAATAGGATCGAAAAGACCTATAACCCAATCCCAACCCTCGCTAAATTCCATGCTACAGACGCTCCTATGCGCTGTGTTATCGGACCAGTAGGATCAGGCAAGACTACCGCGGCAAGCTGGGAGATGTGCTACTACATCCCGAAGTTCCTGTCAGAGACCTACAAAATCCACCTAAGCCGCTGGGTGGTCCTTAGAAACACCTACCGCGAACTTGAAGACACAACCAAAAAAACTATTGAGTATTGGTTCGATTGGGGACAGTTCAAGGCGCAGGATAACATCCTAATTCTGAAGTTCCCTGATTGGACCGTTGAAATCCTATTCCGCTCCTGTGATCGACCTGGAGACGTTGCCAAGTTCAAATCCCTTGAGCTGACCGGCTACTGGATAGATGAGAGCATCGAGGTGCCGGAAGATGTCAAGTTGATGCTTAAAAACCGCATCGGGCGCTTTCCTCCCAAATGCCCCGTGCGCTACGGCATCGAGACTACCAACCCGCCGGACGTTGAGGATTCTACCTATCACCAATTCGAGTGGCTTACCGAGGTGCCAGGCCCGATGTCTGAAGGCAAGCCCCTCGTAGGGCATTACGGGTTCTGGCAACCGCCGCGGGAGAATGAAGCCAATCTACGCCCGCGATACTATGATGACCTTATCCAAGACTACCAGGGCAACCGCGACTGGATAGAACGCTATATCATGGGCCGGCCAGGGATCACCGTCAAGGGCCGCCTGGTTTTCAACAACTTCAACCGGGAGATGCACGTTGCCAAGGAACCACTTCAATGGCCTGGACGCCGGTTTAAACTTTATGCAGGTTGGGATAACACCGGCAATTGCCCCGCTTGCGTTATTGGACTTATCCCTACCGCTGGCTGCTTTCACGTTTTACGAGAGTACCACACAGAGCGTATGGGCATCGTGGATTTTGCCAACTATGTCATCGCTGACCGCAACTCGCGTTGGACCGATGCGGAGTGGGTGGATTATGGAGATCCCGCAGGAGATGCTAAGTTTAGCCGGCAGGGTGGAGGGCTAACCAGCAACGCGGATATGATGAGGGAGTTAGGCATCGAAGTGATGGCCTCAGAGCAGAATTGGGAAGCACGCAGAGAATCGGTTGAGTTTCAACTTGGCAGATTGGTAGCTGGCGCTCCTGCGTTTCAGATTGACCCATCATGTACCAGGCTTATCAACGGCTTTTTAGGCGGCTACTGCTACCCTGAAGTCGGCACAACCGGCTATCACCGCGAAGGACCGGAAAAGAACAAGTACAGCCATGTTCACGACGCCTTGCAGTATCTAATGGCGGCGCTATTGAGAAACTACCATCGCCGTGTTGAGTCAGGCGAGTCAGTGTCCTTCATCCGGCGCAAGCCGCCAGAACGTAAGGAATATCGGGAGATTTACGCATGATTACAATCATAACTCAGAGTTTTGGTTAGTCTAATGTGTATCAATGTTGATACACCTTTTCAAGGACCGGGTTCAATCAGCGCAGATCCCCGGTCGCCGCTTTCGGTGGATAGCTGGGCTGAAACCAAAAGAGAACGCATGACCAGGCAGACAAGCAGGAAGGGCCGGCCACAAACCCGCTTACAGGGCATCTCATCTTTAGGTTGTTGGCGAAACCTAAACGCCAACGCTCAGCGTCTAGGCCACGATACGTGCCGCGGGATAGAGCGATTGCGTTTCTTTCCCCTCTCAATGGGGTTCTTTAGTATCTTTCTCTTTCTTTAAAAGACTAAAGGCTAAAGCTTCAGGGCCGGGAGAGAGATGCTCAGTAAATGGCCCTTTTTAGTATCTAAAAGTGTATCAGGTTATCTTGAGACACATGTGTATCATATAACTTGAGACACAATTATGTAAATAAGTAAATAAAAGTGTATCAAATTAACTTGGAACATATAGCTTGACAACAACCCATAAAGTGTAGTAAGGTTGATACACAATGGCTGAGACCCAGTTAGACGCATACGCCCAAGAGCGTAACGGCCCGTGGGTTCACCTTGTCAAATGGTGCCTTGACAAATTCGAGACTTTCAAAGATTCAGACCTCCGCAAGACCAAGTTAGAACACGCCGAAGAAAGCCGCCAAGTTTACGCTCAGGAGTCCAAAGCCGTATCCGAACCGTGGGAGGGGGCCGCTAACGTAACCCTGCCCTTGACCATGATAACGGTGGACAATTTGGAGCCGCGTATTGTGGCCGGCCTGGTGGGTAGCCGCCCGTATTGCCGCTTGGAACTTGAGGGCCAGCAGCAGATCACGCCACCACAGGAAGCGCTCGAGACCTGGTGGGATAATGAGCTTCAGGACGTAGTGAAGATCGAGGACGTTGCCGCGGATATGGCTCACGATGTCCTTCTGGACGGCACAATATTTGTAATGCCGCGCTATTGCGTTGAGGAAACTACCCGCCGGGCTATGCGCTATGTACCTCCGGAGGCCGTACAGCAGGCCCAGATGCAGTTTCAACAGTTGGTGCAGTCCACCCCGCCTGAAATCATAGACGAAGAAAAGCAGGCCCAACTTCAGCAAGCCGGCGAGATGGTCGCCGCCATGAGCCGCAACATTAACGGCATCCTGGTAGACGAGCAAGGCAAACCGCTTTGGGAAGATGTCAATGTCAAGACCTACGAGGGCGGTAAGGTTGAGATCTTAAAGCTTGGAGACGTGTTCATGCCGGACGATGTTGACGATGACGGCTACGAGGCCGCTCCGATTATTCGCAAGGTCTGCTACACCTATGCCGAGTTAATGCGCGACAGCCGCGACCCTAACCAGACCGGCTGGATACCTGAAAACGTCACCTCGAAGCTCTTGGGGCATCAAACCGAAGACGAGGAAATAGAAGACGAAAACCTCAGTCCAGCTCAGGCGATTGAGGACGTTAAGGTAAGTGGAAAAAAGACCATCGAGTGCATCGAGTGTTATGTTAGCTATATGTACCGCAAAGAAGACGACCGCGAGGAAGACGCCGAGGACTTCACCGAGGAACGGCTTTGTGTGCTGATAGCTGTTGAATGCAAACTGGTGTTGCGCCTGCGCCTGCTTCGGGAAGTCAATCCTCAGAACAACCATGTTATCCGCAGGATGGCAATCTTTAGGGAGCGCGGTTGTAGCTACGGGACTTCGGTTTACCGTAAGATGCGATCCATCCAAGACGGCTCAAGCATGAGCTTTAACCTGGGAATCAACACCGGGAACGTAAAGCTTTTGCCGTGGGGGTTTTACGACGCCAAGAGCGGTTTGGACAAGCTCAAGGGCAAGAAGAATGAGCTTACCCTTGGAATCGGTAAGATGCTGAAGGTGGATAACGTAGCCGGGATTCTGTTCCCGACGATGAACGGAGACCCCGGGGGATTCATCCAGTTTATGCAGATTTGGCTGGGGTTCTGGGAAAAAGCTTTTAACATCGGAGATTTACAGATCGGAGTGGAAAGCTCGGGAGAAAAAGAAACCGCGACCGCCAGCCTTGCCAAGATCCAAGAGGGAAACATCGCCCACAACTACCGTGCCAAGCGCAGCAAGACAGGCTTTTTAGGAATAATTCAAACGCTTTGGGATTTGTATTTTGCATGGATGCCACTTGACAAGACGATCAAGGTTGGGGGCCAGGATGCCCCATTGCCACGGCAGGAAATGGCCCGTGGGTACAAGCTACGGCTGACTGCTTCAACCGAGATGGCTAACAAGCTTATCAAACGCAAGGAGAACGAGGACTTTGCAGCGATAACAGGTGTTAATGCAACTCCGGGTCTATGGAACCAAGTCAAGGTTGCCGAGGACTTAGCTAAGAGTTACGAGAAGGACAACCCCGCCGAGTATGTCAACCCGGCGGTGGCCCAGGTGTCTATGATTGCAATCCAGGCCCCGCAAGTGGTCCCAGCTATGATTGCCGCGGCGCAACAGGCTATGGCGTTAACGCAACAGATTCAGCAGGGCGGCGAGCAGCGGGCCCAGAAGGGCGTTGAGATTGAAATGGGGGCCCAAGGCGGAAATGGCGGGCAGCCGCAGACAGCGACATCGGCCAGTCCGCCTACTGGTGAGGGACAGATGCCTAAGTTCAGCCCAGGACCACAGGACGTTGTTAAGCCAGTGGGGGTATGAAGATGAAAAGGGATTGTTTGGAACCAGATAGATATGAATATCTTGATAGAGAACAATCGCAGCTTTATGACAAAGCTAAGGCGCTTAAATTAACACAAAAACAAGCTTGTAACGAAGTTGCAAAGCTAATCCGCGAAATAGCGAGAATGAGCAGGACTGACGAAGAAGCTTACGAAAGATAATCAAATAATGCCAGACCTTAAAGAGCTATATACCTCGCCGGACTTCGCATCCTATCAGGAGGCGATAGCTGATATTGCAGTTGATTGGTTGGATAGCTCTTTAAGATCAGGTATTGACGGGAAAGTTATAAAGATAGGTATAGACCTAATCAATGATGTACTCTCAATTCCAAAGAATTTAGGCGCACCCCCAGAAGTGCAGAAAAGATTAGACGCCGCTGTAAAGGCGAGATTGATTTCTATTCCGGCGAAGTTGCTTCGCCGTGAGCTATTTGACGATTAAGAAAGGATGACCCCAATGGGAGAAGCAGCAGAAGACGCCAATGTAATGGCAGAAGGCGACACCCCGGGCGACAAGGCCCAGGAAAGTCAAGACCCCGATCCGATGGTGTTTAACGTAGGGCCGGAGGACAAGGAACCCGAACCGGAGAAGCCCAAAGAACAAGAACCTAAGACGGCTGAAACGCCAGACCTTGCAAAGCAATTCGAGGAATTGAAGCAACAGAATTTGGAGCTACAAAAACAGCTTAATCGAAAGTTTTACAATCTCCGGCAGGAACGCAAGCAGAAGGAGGCCGAAGGCGCACCGGACGCCAACAAGCCGCCGCAGTTTACCGACGCTCAACTCCTGAAGATCTTGGAGGAACACCGCGACGATCCAGCGGTGCAACTCCAGGTAATCAAGCACATGACCGAGCAGAGCGCGGCCAAGGTAAAGAAAGAGGCGGTTGAAGATAGCACGATCAAGCAACAGCAACAGCAGGCCGAAGGGTGGTTAAAAAACAATGTTCCAGACCTGTTTGACGAAGGCAGCGAACTACGAGCCAAGACCGACGAAATGCGGAACCTAATGCGATTGGATACCCATCCTCTTGGAGACTTTTTAGCGGTTGCCGCCGCTCAGATGGCCGCTTACCCAGAGATGATCAAGCAGGCCCGCGAGGAAGAAAGAAAGAAGGTACTCGCCGAGGCCGCGGAAGTATCCAGGAAGAAGGCTGTCAAGGGTGGTGGCCCGGCAGGCGGAACTCCGCCGCCAAAGGGGTCACCGAGTAGCGACGGCGAATACATTGCCACTGGAAAATCTATTGGATTGACAGGAGAAGCCCTAAAGCTTTATGTGCAGATGAGAAAACAGGCCAAAACGCAGCGCCAGGTGATGGAGGCGTAGCATGGACGCAGAGACCATTGAACATAAGTGTGACACCTGTTCCAAGGCGTTCGACTCCCCTGGAAAACTCAAAAACCATATCCGCTTGGCCCATATCGGCATTGCGAGGAAAAAAAGAAAAGAGGAACCGGACATGACCGAGACTACGGCAAAGAGTGAAGTTTCAACATTAACCGAAACGCAACCAAGCGAACCGGAAGCGCAACCGGAAGCCCCAAGAACGTCATTAACGCCCGATGAACGGGCGCTTGTGGACCAGATCACCCGCAGCAAGCAGGACTGGCAGACCATCTCCGAGGAATCCATGCTGGATTTCTCATTGAGCGAAGATCCGTTGAAACTCCCGCCCGAAGCTAAGGACAGGCAAGACCGCAAGGAATTTGCCTACCGCTGGTGTGAACGCACGCCTAAGCGGGTGGCCGAGCTTACCAACGCATCCCCGCCGCTAAGGTGGTGGGTAGCCAACGCGGTAACGGCACCTTACCTATCTAAATACGTTGACCCGACTATCGGAGGGATTATGAGGCTTGACCAACTTCTTTTGCTCAAGCCCTGGAGCCTGCATCAAAGGGTAAGGAACGCCGTCATGGAAGCGGCTAATGCCATGTACCAGAGCCGCGAGCTTGACAAGGGTGGCGCTCAGAAGATTGCCAGCCGTGACAGCCGGGACCATTTAAAGGTCTTGGCCGGCGAGCGGGCGCATATCAAGGGCGGCGATATGACGTTTGAAGGCGAGTCCGGCGGAGACTTAGGAGAGTTGGTTGCGGCAGACTAGAGGAGTTTAAACAATGGCGAACAACGATGCTGCCTTCGGGTTTAAGCCCTGGGGCGAGGTGATGCGAGCGCGGCTTTACGCTGTGCAGACGGCACCGACTATTAATGTTTTTACTCAGGACATGGTGCATGGCGGGTTGACCAGTATAGCCTGCACGGGTGGACGCGGCGAGATGATGATTATTGAGGACGCGAACATCATCCCGGCCACCCCTGGCGATGCCTGCATGATTATCGGGGCGGTTCTCGCGTGTTTCGATGAGAACATGGTGCCGACCCCCTACATTGCCGCGACTGAAGTTGGCGACGGCACGGTTGCTGGGTACGTTCTGGTTGCCGACCATCCCGATCAGCAGTTTGTGGCGCAGGAAGACGGCGACACGGCAGCTATTGCCAGCGCCGACCTGGGCTTGAACTTCGACATTTACAGCCCGGCGCTTTCCCTGGGAACCACATCGACCGGAATCAGTTTGCAGGAAATCGACAGCAACAGCCACAACACAACCGTAACCATTGCCTTGAAGCTTTATGGGATGGCTTACCCGAATCAAGACACCGTCGGCAGCGCAGGCTGCCGGTGGATTTGCCAGATCAACCCGGCTGCCCATCTATGGGGTTCCAGCCAGGCTGCGCTGTAACGGCGAAAGGAGAAATGAACTATGTGGACCCGTGGACGATTTTATAATGAGTACGTTCCCGGTCTGTTCGCCGTTATGGTTGACGCTTATCGGCAACAGCGGGCGCGGTCAATGTGGGAGAAGGCTGTCACCTCGAAGACTTCTCAAAAGATGTACGAGGAAAACACCCTCAGGAGCGGTTTGGGTTTACCGACCGAGAAGGGCGAAGGAGCGCCTATCTCTTACGATACCCAGATCGGAGGTCCGGTCAAGCGCTTCGTGCCTAAAGTCTGGGCGCTTGGCGTGCGTGTCAGTGAGGAAGCCATTGACGATCACCTGAGCGACATGAACGGTGGCGGAAGTGGCGTTCTGGCGGACATCTCGAAAGACCTTGGTATTTCCTTGGCAGAGAATATCGAAGTCGAGGTTGCCAAGTTCCTCGTTTCGGGCACTGCCACAACCTATCACATGGACCGCTTCAGCCAGGCGCTTTTCTATGCCACGCACACCCGCCTGGACGGTTCGACTTACAGCAACTACGCGACAAGCAGCGACCTTACCTACGACACATTCTGGGCCGCGGTTGTCGCAGCCGAGAACCAGCTTGACCATCGTCAGCTCCGTATCCGCAAGGACGTTGTACGCTTGTGGGTTCCGCCGCAGATGGAAAAGAAGGCTATCGAGATTCTCAAATCGACCGACCGGCCCGACACGGCCAACCGCGCTGTCAACGCCATGCTGAAGTCCGGGCGCAATATCGACATCGGCGTGTGGTCCTATCTGACCGATGCCGATGCCTGGTATCTCCAGCTTGACGGCGACGGTATTATCTACTTCTGGCGGCGCAAGACCCGCTTTGCGCGGGAAGCCGATTTCCAGACGGGCGACATGATGCTCAAGGGTGACCAGCGTTTTTCCGCTGAGATTAACGACCCGCAGTGCTGGTATGGTGTCATTCCAGCGTAACTTGAAACCAGATGAGCGGGTGTCCGTGACGAGCGGCCCCGCTCATACAACAGGGTAAGGGGAGCGTTTGAATCCTCCCGGCAGCCGGATGAGATAACCCCGGGTGTCCCAGACAGGAGAATCATAAAATGAGTTTTACTAATTTTCCTAATGGCATAACTTCTTTCGGAGAGCCGATTGTACCTATGGGGTTTCCGGGGCGGCATTTTTTTGTCGATTCTGTATATGGTTCAGACGACAATAGCGGTTCTTCGTGGTCAGAAGCAAAAAAGACTATTTGGGGTTCGTCTGGAGGATATAGCCTTCTGACAACCGGGAAAAACGACGTCCTGCATGTACTTGGCAACGCTACAGCCTACAGCTCATCTGCCGTAGCTCCATGGGCCAAGGATTATACACACATGGTGGGACATACCGCACCGATCTTTACCGGGGGCCGCGTACGTTTGACCAACACCGTCACTACAGCTACCGCGGGCGAGTGGACCATCAGCGGCACTGGATGCGTTTTCAAGAACATTCATTGGCAATGGGGCGCTTCAGCTACCGCAACGAGTGTTGTCGGTGTGGCTTTGAGCGGCAACGGGCGCAACGCCTTTATCAACTGCCATTTTGAAGGTCCAATCAATGCTACAGTAGCCGGTGGAACTGCGATTCGGATGCTGACAATTACATCCAGCTCCGACAATTATTTCAGGGATTGCTCATTTGGAGCCGACACGATTCTATCCTCATCGGCAGCCGGAGCGGTGGTTTCATTCAACGGAACCAACAACAACCGCAATCTTTTCGACAATTGTTTTTTCACGGCTTACAACAGCACTACGACATCGGCGACGATCAATTACGTTGACGGCGCGATGGCGACCCCGAA